CCTGTGTGTGACCAGGGTGCGTTTGAAAGCCACATTATCCTCATACTGTGATACCTCCGTTACCTCGTGTGAGGGGCTAGCAGGGGTGAGGCGGCCCTTTTCGATCCTAGGAATCTATCTAGCCCCTTGAAGTTTGGTTATTTACCCATCAAATATTTTACGTTGATAAATGCGTTGGTCGGGCTGCCTGAGTTTTCCTCGGCATACGACAGGGCCAGCCATTCTCCAGCATCCAAGAATGAGTAGTCTGAATCAACGGCGAATTCTTTCGGGACACTGTCAGCCCATTCGTCAGCAGACCCACCGATGGTATCGGTAATCGTGCCGTTTACTGCGGGCGTGCCAGCGTTTGAATACTTGTGCAATGCAAGCGTGAAGCTCGTGCCACCAGCAGTAGCCGCATGGTTCACGGCTTCCGCACCAACAATGCGAACGCCGCCACCTACAGCGTCGGTAGGCGCACGCCAAATCAATAGCGTATCTGATCCGGCAGGATCGCCAATATAAATAGGTTGTACAACAACTTGTGCAGACATATTGATTATCCTTTCCTTAGCTAGTCGGGGCAGTAATATCGGATACAATCTGCACGCCGTACTTAGCCTGCCAGACGCCATGAGCATAAAGCGCGCTCATGTTGAATTCTGCACCACGCCGTGAAGCGTCGCGCTCACCTTCAATCCTGATTTGTCGCCGGACATCGTAGGCTAGTGCGCTCCGGGGGAATACACCACCGTAAGCGTCAGTACCGCTCACCATGCCGGTATTCGCCGTAACGAAGATGGCTGTGTTGGCCGCAAATGCACGGTAGTAGTTCAGGGTGATATCGTTAGAGAACTGCGGGGCCTGCGCCAGTGAGGTTGAGGCTGCAATCGAGGCCGCTTTGGCGATGTCAAACCATTGATACTCATGCAATACACACACGAGAGGAACGGTCTGATTTTTCATTGCGGTTCGTGCCCGTGAAATAGCCGCCATGACGTGACCCCAGGTTAGGGTCGTGCCGGAAGCGCCGATTGTGCCAGCGGTGAAGCTCTGCATATCGCCCAACAGGTCGCCTTCGATCTTGTCGGCTGCCATAGCGCCCAGGTCAGCAGCGCCGTCCTGTACAATGTTTTCCGGGAGCATTGACTGCGCCCGCTTGTCGGAAATGAAATACTGTTTACCAATTTCGATAGGGGTCAGCGTCGCCAACAGCGAAGGCTCAAAGGCCGTGCTGGTCAGGTCGTCCGCTTCGCCGATCTCGTCGGCTGAGTTGCTGTTATATTCGTACCCCTTACGATCGTTTCCGCCTGACATATCGTTGAATACCGTTACAAGCTGGGTCATCAACGGGGTCGTGCGGGCGATAAGGGTCGCGTCTTCCTGCATTGCGTTTGCAATACTGGAAACTTGTGCGAAAGTGTTAAGAGTTGCCATGTTAGCTCCTTATTAGGAGACTATCGCTTCGGAATACTGTACCCGTATTTTTCGAGGCGTTCTGCTTCGCTTTGCGGCTTCTTGCCACCGCCGGGGTTAGCAGGATTCTGAAACGAACTAGTCTTTTTGATTAGATAGTCTTTTTTCTCGGCAAGCTCATTCAGCAATTCCTCAGCGTTTGCAACGTTCCCGTCATCATCGTATGTGATCGCGTCTACGTCTAAAAACGTGATGGCGTCGGCCGGGTCTTGGAAGTTTAGATTAACAGCGGCGTCCTTGATTTGCGATTCCCGCTTAATCCGGGCAGCCTTCTGTCGCTCTGTCTCGGCTTGTTTCTTGAACTCCTGTAATTCCTCCTGGAGTTTGTCGATTGCCGATTTTTCTGCTTCCTCTTTGTCCGCAATAGCCTTAAGCTGTTTAGCCGCTTCTTCTGGCGTCATTCCAAGCTTATCGGCGATTGACTTCTCCTGTTTGGAGAGTCGGCCCTGAATAATGTCGTTGAGTTCAGCCTGAGTAAACACTTTCCCGCTATCCGATTTTTTACCAGGTTCGTCCTGTTGGGCGTTGTCTACCTTCTGCTCGTCTTGCTTTTCGTCTTGCCCGTCTTGCTTATTCTCATCAGTCATTTGTAACCTCTCCCGATTGAACCCTGTCGGTCAGGTGTGTAGTGATTAAACAAAAAGCCGCCATTCGGCGACGATTTGAAGTGGTCGCGCAAATAGCGGCGGTCTTATAAAAGATGGCCTAATATTCTATTGTTACCCTATAATTGTATCACGTTTGTATAAGCGTGTCAAATGTTATTTTTTCCTCAATGCACTAGTTCGTTTACTGTCCTCATACTCAAGTATATCACGCTCTATCGCGTCAACAATTATCAGCAACGCCCTGCGGATAGCCAGCCAGAAGGAGTTAGGAACAGTCACGGCAAACCCACTCCTCGAAATAACCCTTACTGCTCGCGTAGGCGATCCAGTAGCCGTTCTTACGCCGTCTTATCTTACCACAACGCCCGCAGCGCATCGGAATCAAGTCCAGCAGGAAGTAGAACACAGCATGCACCCATCTAGGCATCTATTAGCTCCTTTAGCGTCGCCTCTCTCAGCATCTCACCGTACACCTCATCCTGGTAGGGCCTGGTCATGTCTCCGATGCTCACGTTGCCCTCAAGCCACTGGGCGTACTTACCCTTACCCATCATCTGACGTTGTACCTGCTCACCCTGCGACCCGAACCATTCCTCACCCGTCTCGGTTACAGGATTGTCAACACCGATGACCTTCGGAATGCTGGTGCAAAGCCCGTTGTGATGATCTTCCTGCACCTCGTCAGCCGGATGGAATGTACCGTGCAGGTTGACACAACTCATACAGGTTCGCCCTGGCTCTAATGCGCTGTACCAGATCCACCCCTCAACAGCCTGCGGGTTAGCCATGTAAGACAATCTGTTAGCCTCACGGTATGACCATGCTGTAACGGTGCGTGTCATCCTGAGACTGTCTGATAGCGGTAGCGAGAACGCCTTGCGGATGGCCTGGGCTGTCTTGGTTGCGTTAAAACCGCCCTTGATACTATCTAGTATGGCCTCTGTTATTTTATCCGCTCCGTAGCCTGACAGTCCGTTGATACGTTCCCACAGCGGTGATCCTTGCGCTAGATAGTCGCTCATTATATCCAACGCCCCACGCTGAACACGCCTAAAGTCTGCGGTAGGGTCCTGAATGATAACCAGCTTCCACAAATCCCGTGCGCTTCTATCCAGGGCGTCAGATTGCAAATCCCTGGCCGATGTCAGGACCAACGCCTGATACCCCAGGATAGCGGCTACCGCTCCGGCCAGCAGGTCTCGGTATCGCTTAGTCCGCTTGACACTGCCAGTCGTATACTCGCCAGACTCGACCATATCTCCAACCAGTAGCGCCTGATCCTGCAAGTCCAGCCACAGATTGCCGTAGACGCGGGATAGGCGTTTGCTCTCGGACTGCCACGATCCCAGCAGTCCAGCGCGCTGATTTTGTACTAGCCTGGAGATTGCGTCAAGAAGGGTTGCGATTATGCACCTCTGCCAGTTTCAAATAACCTCAATATCTCATCGCCGACATTCCCTTCGGCGGCCTGCTCATCTGCGATCCGTTCCTGTTCTACACTCCAATCATAGCCACGCTTACCGGACGCTGTTTGTGCGCTGACAAGCCCATAATCCAAATCCTTCGCAATGGCTTTAATTCCCTCTTTTTCGTCGCTGGGTAGCGGCTCAGGCCAGACAACCCTAATAGGCTCCAGGCTCTCACTGTACACGCCGCCGATCTTGAGCATCCGGCGTGACAATTCCTCTATCGCTTCACCATACAGGTCGCGCTTGTCATTGTTCTTTCCGAGCGCATCCTGGTACAGCATACGCACGCCGAAGTTGGTCAACTGGCCCAACTTGTCATTCACCGTTGACACATCAACCGAGCGCATAAGGCTGTACAGACTTTGTGTAAGCCACTTCACCCATTCACGGCTACCCTCTAATTCGCTAGACATTTCAGCGCTGCCGACCTGTGAATCGTTGGGGAGTTTTAGCATTTCCTCCGGCCCCCAGTTGATAGTCGCAAGCTGACCGGAACCGAAGCCGGTAGCATACCAGCGGGGATGAGCGTTTAGCCGGATGATCTTGTTAATGTTCGACGCCGCGTAATTGATCTTATCCTGCAACTGAATTATATCGCCTGTCACGTCTGGCTTTCCCTCAATACCAGCAACACTCGGTAGGTTCTGCCAGTTCAGCACGGGGGAGAAGTCAACACCATTGGCTGCGGTATAGTTTTCCTCATTTATCAACTCATACTTGCTCGTTCCTGGCTCTGTCTGATAGTCGCGAATTACCCATGAGCCATCTTCGAGCGTGAACACCTGCTTATACTTGACCTCCTTCTGTGTTTCAGGATCTTCGGTAGCATATTCATAAACGTACCGCATCACCTTCTCGTAGTCCGAGGGCTCTGTATAAACTTCCATGTACAGCGGGTCAAGCGCAATCAGGCGGGGATAATCTACGCCCATTAGCTGCTTGGCGTTAGGGATGATCTTAGCATAGCAAATGCCAGCGTCAGCGCCCATCATGCCGAGTCGCCTTAGCAGGACCTCACCCCTGTTCGCTTTCCACGCATTGTTAAGCCATAGTTGAGGGTCAGCGTCATCACCAACGCCGCCCAGGTCAACAGCCAGGCTCTCACCAAACAGCATAGAGAGCGACTGGTCAACAGCTTTACCAATCAGGTTCAGCGTGACATTATCATTGCTCTGGTTCGCCTTGACCTTGAGCGATTCCCGCTGCCAACCCTGACGATAAGCCCTGCGCTCCACGATGGACTCGATAAATTGCTTTCGCGTCTGATCCATCATTGCGCTGGCAAGCCTGCCGATAAATCCGTCTAATGCTCTGCTTATAAAATTATCTGCCATAATCTATCCTTAGTCCGTGAAGGTGAGGGGGTTATGTATGATCTCCATAACTCTGTTTTGACATTCAACAGCAAGGGCGCGGGCAATAACTGTGTCATCGTGCATTCCTTCTGGTGCGCTGTACTTGCTCCTGTTGGTAACAGGGTTTACTTTTTGCTCATACGCCTCAAGCTCTCCCGTCCATATCGGATCAGGGATAAACTGCCATTCCTCGTTTTGTAACGCCAGTGCCAGGTTCTCAATCAGTGGTGGCTTGCTAGACGCTGTCGTTTGGAAGCCGGTCACATTCAACCCGTCCCGCTGCAACTGCTCAAATTGCGGTTCGCCTATTGAGTTCAATTCTACCAGGCCGTTGTAAACGTGCCACTTATCGAATAATGCCTTAATCCGCTTGCTTTGGAATATATAGTCAATCTGGTTGAACCTATCCTTGTCTACTTCCTGCTTACAATCTAAGCAGCAGATAGATACCGCCGTGAAGTCCTTTTGTTTCGCCCAGTCCACCCCAGCCACGATCCGGTGGCCTTTGTGATCCTCTGGTGTGGTCTGTGGGGCATTCATGCAAGCGGTAATGTTACGGAATACTGCGCCCTCTCCTTCGAGGAATTGAGCAAGATACTCTTGCTCAAACGTGCGCTCTGGTATAGAGCCGTATTCACGTGCTAGCTCAGACCAGGGGAAATCGGGGTTCTCATATGGATGCTGCGCCCTAACAAGTTTACCATCAACAACCTCACACCCAAGCGTTGGAATCTGCCATGACATCCCCTGCGGATCACCCTTGGCCTTCTGCCACTCCCTAAAAAACCAATTGCGACCCTTTGGCGTTCCCAAGCCCCAAAATATAGAATCCTCGTAGTTTGCCAGAATAGGACTGATGACCTCATAAAATGCGGCCGGTTTGATGTCTGCTGTTTCGTCAAGCGTTGCGCCTCTGAACGAATGCCCACGTGCGTTGTCGGGATCGTCAAGCGACCTAAAAATAATATATCCGCCGCCTGGTGCATAAGCCGTCATTTCAGACTTTAGAAAGTTGAACACGTTGCCAGCCGCATATCTCGCTTCGTTCCACGCAATTCGCACCTGGTCATAAGTCGGCGCACCCCAAAACATGGGCCAGCCTTTTAGCGCCATCTCCACGTTTATGCTAACTCCCATCGTGGTCTTGCGCCACCTGCGACCAGACGACAACCAATTAAACCGCTTTGACTGCTCCCTTACCGCTATCTGCCCCTTATGAGGCGTCGGCAGACGGATCGCGCCAGTCATTCACATACTCCACTTTGATGGTTCCGCTATTATCTGTCTTTTGGTCAATCTTCTGCGTGGGCTTGCCGGATGTTCTATCCAATATCTCAATATCAGACTTAAGCCTGATGTTTTCATTCCTTGACTTCATCAGCTTACCCAAGTCCCTAGCGGCGTCTTCTGCAAAGTCCTGCAACACCAAAGCAACCCGCAATCCAACTTCTGTTTTCAACCGCATGGCAAGTGAATTTAGATAGTCGCGCTCCTCCTGCTCCCACCCATAAAAGGTAGAGCCAGAAAAGCCCGCATCCTCAACAGCCTTGTTATTGCTGGCAGTCTTAGACCGCGCAAACACATATTGAATTTTCAGATCACTATCTAAACTCTCTATTTCTGCACGTAAATCAGCCATTTTCACTACGATTCCTTAGCAATTAACCGCGTTTTTACCCCAACCAACCTTTTTATTTCCCTTGTCGCTATGACTCTACCACTTATTTGATAACCAAAATAGCCATCATAATCCTTATTGGCATAACACTCAACCATTGATCTGAAACCATCTGCAAGCATTTTAGCAACCTCGATCACAATATCTGCTTGCGCCCTATTAGGCAATTTCTCAAGTCTGTCTAATAGGTCTTTTTCAAGTAGCCAATATAAGGAAGACGGAAGCCGGTAAAACGAATTACCTTCACCGCCAGGCGATATATTTAGCAAAGGCCAGCCAAACTCTCTACCTCGTTTAATCCACCATCGCTCACGCTTCTCCCAATTCTTTTCATGTGCTACCTCAAGTATTTTCATTTCCGGTTGCATGCCTCTCATTTGTAACCCGTTGATCCAACCGATCTTACCTTCATTGATTTCTTTTTCGTGTAAATGCTGCTCATATCTTCGCTCAGGACTTATGCTTTTTCCGATATAGCGAATCTTGTCGTCGCG